CGTTAAAGCTAACGTCGTTTCCCTAACTCCATTTACATACAACTGCACCGAATCTGTTTCATTTGAGTCAATGCTTAAAATTAAATGATACCAACCAATGTCCCTAAAAACTCGACTAGTTTTATACGCAATTGTAGCTGCATTCACATCTTCGATGTGGATTTCAATCATATTGTCGCTGGCGTGCCACACAAAACGATTAACTAAATTTGTCCCGCTAATATTTTTTAATCCAGAAAAAATCGCTTGATCAGTACCAGTAAAAGAATTTCGTTGTACCCAAGTTGCAAACACAAGACGAGTCTGCGCTGAACCACTGCTAAATGTTTTAGATAAAAAATCCGCTGATCCATCCAACCAAACAGAGTTACCGATAAGGGTGGTGTCAAATCCAGAAGTTGCTGTAGCTGCTGCTGCTGCGCCAAATAATAAATTATTAGAAAAAACCATGTTTAACTGTTTCCATATGCATTGGTTAAAATTGCATGAATGTTTTCTCCAGTGCTATCACTAGAGATAGATACTACAATATAATCTAGTCTTCCTACTGCACCATTACTTACATCCAGAGTTGGTACGCTTGCTCCTATAAATTTCCAACAAGTGTTATAAGCCAGTGTCCCACTACCTCCTGACTGAACTAAGAAAATACTTCCTGTTTGTCCTTTGGTAGCATTAGTAGGTCTAGCCAGGGTATGTGCTGCTGTAACTGTGGTAAGAAAGTTTTGAGCATTAGAGAAGTTTAAGGATACAGAAGTTATACCATTAATAGCTGTTGCTGATATAGCTGCTGCTGCTGACTTAGCCAAGAACAATTGACCACCCAGACTTACATTACCTGTAATCTGTGCTGCCCCACCAATTGTAGCTGTACCTCCCACATGTAAATTTCCTGATACTGAAGCATCATCATCAAATGTTGCAGCACCTGTTGCCAAGAACGTACCTCCTATCGAAGTATTACCAGCTACATCTAACGTGCCTCCAACAGTTGTATTACCACTTACACGTACTGTTCCCAAGAATCCTGCTGCACCACTAACTGTAGCAGTGCTTAAAAGATTTACAGCACCACCAATTGATACTGCACCTCCTATTGAAGCTGCACCAACTACTGTTGCTGTTCCACCAATAACAATATTACCTGATACAGATACATCATTATCAAAGGTTGCTGCTCCAGTAGAGAAGAACGTACCACCAACTGAAGTGTTACCTGCTACGTCTAGTGTACCACCAACTGTTGTGTTACCACTGACTCGTACAGTTCCTAAAAATCCTGCTGCGCCTGATACTGTGGCAGTACTGAGAAGATTTACAGCACCACCAATTGATACTGCACCTCCTATAGAAGCTGCGCCTACAATCGTTGTAGTTCCTCCTACAACTAAATTACCACTTACAGATACACTATCTTTAAAATGTCCTGCTCCTAAGACAGTTACTGTTGAGCCTAAAGCTGTAGCACCTTCTAGTGAAGTAGCACCGCTTACTCTAACAGACCCTAAAAATCCTGCTGCGCCTGATACTGTGGCAGTACCTCCTATAATTATATTACTAACAGATATGTTACCTGTAATAGCAACAGGTACATTTGTTAAATTAGCACCATCTCCAAAGAAAGCACTTGCACAAACTTTAGCATTAGTGGCTTGAAGATTACCACCTGCTATTGTAACTGTACCTCCAATATTAACATTACCACTTACTGAAACATCATCATCAAACGTAGCTGCTCCAGTTGTTATAAGAGTTCCTCCTACAGAGGTATTACCTGCAATATCAAGAGTTCCACCCAGTGTAGTATTACCACTTACTCTGACTGTACCAAGAAAACCTGCTGCTCCACTAACAGTGGCAGTGCTTAAAAGATTAACTGCACCACCTACAGAAAGAGTTCCTCCAATTGTAGCAGTGTTTGCAACGATAAGAGAACTTACAGAAGTATCTCCTGTTGCTATAATACTGGTAAGATGTCTACCACTTCCAAAGTAAGAACTTGCACATACATCTCCATTAACTTTTAAAGAGCCTCCTACAGAAGCACTAGAAGATACTGCAAAAGCACCTCCTATTCTAATAGAATCAGTGGCTACAAATAAAGCAGTATTAGTACCATCTCCTCCCTCAACTTGCGTCAGAGAAGAAGATACAGCACCATTACCACTTACAGCAAGTTTAAGCAGACCTTTGTAAGTATCAGCTATTCTTTTACCTGTTAAATCAAAATCACTCATGCGCTATTCCATACTGGTGAAACTACTTGATCACTCATGTTATTAGGAGTACCATCCCAAAGTAAGTTAGCTGTATTCCACACTAGGTTACGACCTCCTGAATCAGGTCTAGGATTTTTTATTTTAACATCATCCCTTACATCAGGAATTTTATTTTGGGGATGATTCTTTAAATCAAAAGCACCTTCATAATCTTCTGGGCAAACTAATAAACCAAAACTATTTAGTTTCATTACCCTGTGAGGATATCTAAAACTACATACATCACATATAGCTAATGCTTTACTATCTGTTGCCATTATACTGTCCTAATTTTTGGTCTAAAGAAAATACTTGCACGTTCTTTATCTTCTTCCATTGCTCTAAGTAATAATTCTTCATAGTTTCCTTTAAGCATTGCAATTTTTGCTGGATCAATGTTAGGTCTTTTCATTGACATGTAATAAGCTAGACCACATGTAAGACAAGGCAAGAATCTTTTAGGCATGTCAGCATTCTGTCCTGCTGATTTATTAACATCTTCTAATTCACTTATACGTTCTATCTTTAATATATCTGTACTATTATCAGGTAAAGGCCATATACTTAATGTTGGATTATCTCTATCTCTTTTAACAGTATATTGAGTGGCTCTGCCTGTTTGATTTTTATTAGGTATTAACAAATATTCTTCAAAAGAAATTCTTGTTAATTGAATATCAGTATCATCTCTATTAAGAACTACTTCTAAAGCATCAATAGTAGAATTACTTAAAGCATACGATGTAACGCTGGCAGCTACTGTAACTGCTGTTACTTCAGTAGACCATAGAAGAACACCTCTGTTCTGCCAATCAGTCAACATTAGATTAATAGAACGACGAGCAGAAGCAGGTTCATGACCAAGGGTATTTTCTCCCCCAATCATTTCTGTTGCTTCTTGTATAACCTCATCTATATCAAGGTTAAAATTAAATGTACCACTAGTTGCCATTATATTTTCCTATGCATCATAACAAGAAGCCACAAGTACTTGACCGCCACGTTTAGCAAAAGTTTTTACCATAGTAGGTTTACCACCTACGCCTTGAGCTTTAGATCGTTTACGTTTAACTGCTGAACTTTTTTGAGATGAACTCATACTCTTAGCTTTAGCCAGTGGTACACATTTAGGATATTTTCTTTTACTTCCCTTTGTAGATTTACGTCCACATGGTTGATACTTACCATCTTTCTTAGGCGCTCCTATATCAACCCACTTCTCATCTACCCACTTTCTAAGTCCACCACCTTTTTTAGCTTTAGCTTTCTTTTTCTTTCCACCTGGTTTAACTTTACCTGAACATACAGCAGATGCATACATGTTAGCATAAGCAGATGGATATACATCAAACTTACGCTTTGCAGCAGCTTTACCTTTAGGACAAAGTTTTGCCATTATCTAGTCCTACCTCCAGTTTTACGACGAACTGTACCACCACTACGACGTTTTACAGCACCACCTTTAGATTTATACTTAGTCATCTTTCCACCTTTAGACATATACTTAGTTTTTTTCTTCATTATTATCCTCCTGATATAAATTATTAAAAGTTATATGGGGATCAGTATAACTATCATGTATCTCTGATGAATGTATATACTGACTTGGAGCAAAGTCTGGAGCGCCTTCTCCTGTTACCCACAAAGCAGGATTTGTAACTCTGACTCTGTTATTAGGTAATGCTACAATATTACCTGTCCATTTATCTGCATCAATTAATTGTAAGACATGACTTTGTTTATGTTGTGCTGGATCATCACTAATATAACTATCAGTATATTCTATAGTAAACATATAACGCCCTTTAAAAAAATATCCATCAATTTTACATAACCAAGGACTTGAACTAACTCTATCCATTACAATTATAGCATGATTTCTTGATGAGCAATCCCAAGGTTGAGCAAAATGAGTATCCATTCTATCTGGCATTTCTTCTAAAACTTCATCTGCTACTAAAGCTGTAATAGGCATTCTTGCCCACATTGCTCCACCATGTATATTTTCTTCTTCATCAATACCTGTAAATACAACTTGAAAACTAAGACATCTATCTGGAATTGTATTTACTGCTATAGCTAAACCATGTAAATATTCTCCTTGATATTCTTGATGGTTATGTGTAAATTCTTTTCTTACCCAACATTTAAAGTGTGGTATGTTACTAATTAAATATGAAATGATGCACCTCCTTTGTTAGCACCTCCAGCGTTTTCTTGCTTGTCTAAGTCTTGAATTAGGATTCTTAGCTGCTTTAGGAAACTTCTTCATCTGTCCTGCTGATCTAGCACAGTAGCTCTTACGTCTAGCTGCTCTCTTTCCAGTAGGTTTTGATTCAGTTACAGCAGTCTTTAGTTTACTTCCAGGATTCTCTCTACGATATTTAGCCACACCTTTAGCAGTCATACCTGCTCCAGACCTAGTAGGGCGTTTCTGCCCTCCACGAATGGTATGACCCTTCATACCTTTACCAGTACTTTTTCTTTTAGGAGGCATTTAAATCTGCCCACCTTTTTTGTAACCATACATTACACCTTGATTAACCATGTCTTTAGGAATCTTCATTTCAATATTAAAGTCTCCACCACCACGCTTATTAATCTTCTTCATTTTTTTCTTTTCAGGTTTATCATATGTTACAGAAGGAAATCCTTCATTAGACATAGCACGTTCACCTCTAGTTGGTTTTGCTCTAGGTCTTGGCGCAAGCTTTTTTATTTTTATTGGCATCATAATTCTCCTTAATTATACAAAGAAGAAACAAGATCATTACCTGACATGACCTGTCCACCTTCTTTACGTTTTACAACTTTACCTCCATACTTTTTCTTAGGCATAGCTATTTTTTTCATCTCAGATTTAGACATACCTTGATAAACAGACTTACGATCTTTTACTTTAGGCATAGGAATTTTAATAGCTTGTCCTGGTTTAATTTTATTAAGGTCTTTAATCTGTGGATTAGCTGCTTTAAGTTTTTTTAGAGTAGTTCCATTATCTCTGGCTATCTCAGAAAGAGTATCACCCTTCTTAACTTTATAAGATTTAGAAGAACTTTTTGATTTTGATTCAGAAGCAGTTGCAGATTTTTTATCTTTCGTTAAAATTGGAATACTTGCAAGACCAGCAACAGTAGCACCTGCACCTGCTTGTGTAGCTGCTCTACGCCGCTCTCTAGCCTTTACACGTTTCTCAGCAGCAAGAGCAGTCTTAGAAAGTTTACCATCTTTACCTGTTACAGTTTTTCGTTGTCCTGCTCCTGGACGACCTTTAGGAGTTCTACGTACAATAGCTTGTTGAGTTTTACTTGTTTGGGCTGTACCACCCTTACCTTCAGTAGCTATTGTTCCCTCTGGACGTTGCTTAATATTTTGTTTTACTGCTGTTTTAGTATTAGGCGCATCTTCTATGTTCATTCTACGCCGTGCTTGTTTACCACTAGTAGTAGCTGGTTTAGGTTTAATATCACGAATGATATTACTTATACCTTTAATAGCTGCACTAGCTAATTTACCTGATGCCATGACTAGTCCTCCTCTTTCATGAGGTCTTTGTCAGAAGAAGCAACCACGTTTGGTCCTTTTCTTGCTGCACCAAAACCCTGTCCTGTGGGACGCCCTACGATCTCATTCAAATCTGGATCAAGATTAGGGAGCTTACGTGCTGCTGCCCCTGATACAAAGTCTTTCATGATTTTCTCCTTTTATAAACGGTTTTCTTTTTTTTCTTTTTATTCTTAGGTTTTGAAATTTGATTAGAAATTTTACCTCTACTAATAGCCATTATGTTGAACCCATGATAACAGTATCAGGACTACCAGCAGGACTTGCAGCTTGTGACATGTCATCTTGTCTGGTACGACGAGCCTGGTTTCTAAGTTGATTAATAGCGTTTTGATATTGAGCTTCCCATACTGGAAGATCACCCCAACTTTTCATATACATGGTAGCCTCGATCATACACCCATAGAACAATGCATTATAACAATCTTCGCTGAAGTAGTTAGAAGTTGTTACACTTGTTCCTGTGGCAGAGGCTAGTCCTAATGGTCTACGAACATATTGTACTTCTATATCAACTGCCGATGCAGGAGTAGGTACAATGTAAATTGCTGTGTTTGTTTTACGTGAGTAATAACGAGGATCACCCACAGAAGAACTGGCATGAGGCCAGTAGTCTATGGCATACTCATAAGTTCTTTGTAATAAACTTGTTCTGTTTGAAGATGCACTGGATATTACATTTACATTTCTAACAATCTTTGTATCAACAGGAAGAGATACAATAGGATTGCCAATACAACAAGAGACAGTCGTAAAAAAATCTAGACCAAAATCGTCTAGATCATTTGTCAATCTATTCTCTGTCTTTTCCACAAAGAAAGATATTTGATTCTCAAACTCAGTAGAATCATTCTCTGTTGTATTTACTAAATCATTTTTTAAAAATGAAAAATTAGGCATAGTCTTAGCCTACAATCAATGTCAATGCAGCGCCATCAGCAGGAACTGATACACTTACACTTCCCACCATGGGAACTCCCATGTCTCCAATATAAATATCTGCGCTTTCATTAGCAGCTACAAAGAACTTCAAAACTCCTGACGTAGCTCCCTTGATATCAAAAGAACCTGCAACTGTACTATGAGCATGTACTGCAATGATTCGAGTTTTTTCTGCTGTGGATATAACTCCAGCACCTGCTTGAAAAAGCGAATTATAATTGTTTGCCATATTTCTCTCCTAAAGTAAAGTCAGGGAGAACCGTAATCCTCCCTGACCTTTATACTTACGATCCTTGCGAACCGAACCATCCACGCCAATCAGAGACACCGAAAGCATAACGCTCACGCGCCTTGAAGCGAAGATTACCTGTGTCGAAATCAGGTTCCATCTTCGTTTGAAGAGGGGTGCGAACAAACATCTTCGTTCCATTAGGAACATCAGTTTTAATCCACCATGAAGTCGTATCGGTAAAGCGTCGATTAACATAAAAACCATCAGGCAACATACCCATATGACGAGTTGCATTAATAGCATTCGTATTTGGGTTTGCAGAAGCAGCGCTAACTTGCGTCGAACCTGGACTTGCCAAGACACGATCTGCAATAGCCCACGAATCTACAGGAACATGAAGAGATACCGAACTGGCACCAATCAAAATTCCACGATCATCAGTGATCTTCTGCACATTCGTCAGGGCAGTTTCGAGAGTCGCTTCTGAAAGATCAGAGGCAGCAATCAAGTTAGACTGAACACCTGCACTAATGGTTGGATGTGAAGCTGAGAAGAAAGCAGCACCATCACCAATGGTATCAGTGAAACCATTGTTGAACAGATTAGCAGCTTTGACCTGCTTCGTATTAGCCATTGCTCTGGCAAGACCTCTGGCACGTAGCTTTGCAAACGTGTCATAGAGATTGTCTTCCATAGCCTCTTCAGTAACTGCAAAGGCAAGAGCAACAGTTTCATTCGTATAACGTGCAGTATAACTTTCCTGCGCGTCATCATAGGTTACAGCAGCACCCTCACCTTTGGTGGGAGCAGTACCAAAACCAGTAAATAGAACTTCTTCCTCAAATGCTCGGTCAGAGTTTTCAACATCATAAAGAGCTTCATGCTCATTATTAACATCTCCATACTCAATACCGAAAACAGCATTAAGACCTGGAAGGAGTTCTTTAGCAATACTTGAACGATTAATAGCCATGATACACCTTCCTTATTAAGCTGAAGATGCGGTAGCAGTAACGTACCGATCTCTGTGAGTGTTTAGCCAAACTTCAACAATAGGAAAGGCATCACTGTCTTTCTCATCAGGAAGTTCTGCTCGCTTTACAACTCGCGCAGCTAGTTCTGTTTCTGCGCCAGTAGCTGCCAAGAGATAATAACTGGATTGACCAGTAGTCGTATCTCCAGAACTTGCTGTTGAGCTAACAGTAACATTATAATTTTTCACTACATTTAGCTCTCCAACAGAAAGCGAGAGAGAAGCTTGGATGTAATAAATCTGATCAGGATCAGTGATAACATGGAATTTCAAATCGGTTACGCACGTTCCACCTGTCCAATGCCGACGAAACTTTTGTTCGCCATCTTCAACATACTGGCAACCAGCAAACACGCCAGAAGGCTTGAGAGTGGCAGCAATAAAGGGTTGAATCGTAGCAAGGTTGGCCCCTGGCATAACAACCAGATCACCAGTAAAAAGGTTATTGCTACAGAGTCCACCAGAAGTAATTGGCAGTACATCTACACCTTCAGTGTTATAGTTACTACCTTTTTTGCGGACAGGAATGAACCCACGAAATGCTTTAGTTGTACTCATTTCTAGTTCCTCCTAGTTAATGAGAGACTACTCTTGAAAATTAGGAGTACGTCCTCTCATAGTGGTTGATTTACTACTATTGGAGACAGGCAGATTTCTAAGTCTAGCATCTGAATTATTGTAAAGCTGTGCATTAACAGCATCCATCATATCGTTTGCTTTCTTTTCATAAAAAGCTTGTCTCGCTTCTACTTGGTTGGTAGGCTTCTTAGCCAAGGCTACGTCTCCACGACAGACTGCACCCAAGTATCTGCCTTCATCCCTCACGTAGGATGTTGATGCCATTTCAGGAACTTCTCCAGGTTCAACAAACGTCCATCCTTCTTGCTCTCGCTTTCCAACATTCATAATGTCTTCTTTGCCTTTAAGTGAGATTCTGATCCATCGAAGGGATAGTCCTTCGTTTTGAAATCTTTGCTCTACCGATTGTGGTACAGACAAAGCATCAGGCTCTTCAAAGACAAAATTTTCTTGTCTGGTGTTTGTTTCTCTTAGAGTATCAGTACGTGATTTTTCGCGTGTCATTTCATGTCCTCCGCGCTAGTTAATTTCAGTGTATTCGCCATCTGCATTAGAAACTTTAAGCTTCTGTGCAGCATAGGTTTCAAGAGGTATGTTCCACTTATTGGCAAGCCTAACATCTTCTTTTGTTAGTTTTACTTTGCTTTTGGAGGAATTGGGAGCAGAGCGCGAACTGCTTCCCACCACTTGAGCAGGAGTTGACGTAGGTTCCTGCACACGATTTTGATTTTCTTCCACATCCACTTTACTGGTTGTAAACTTATGTGGAAAAGCTTCTGCAAGCCGCCGATCAATTTCATTATAAAACTCTTCATCATCTGTATCAAACCCTTCTTCTTTAAGTTCTTGATCTAAAGCCAATGCTGAAACAGTTAAAATTTTATCTTTGCCGAACCATTCATTTTTTGATACCCAATCTTCTGCCCTTGGATCAGGAGTAGACTGAGGTGCAGCTTGTTGTGCTGGTACTGGTTCTTGTTCAATCTCTTCGGCAACATCTTCCATTTGTGCTTTAGTAAGATTTAAATGTTTTAAATCTACTTGTGCTTCGTTAAGCATCTCTTGAGCTTGAAGAAGCTTTTCTTTTTCTCCACTCTCAAATGCTTCCATATAGGCACTGCGAGCCAGAGTAACTTTATCAGTCAATTGTTTTTCAGAAGCATCAATATTTAGTTTGCTTACTTCATTAAAAGATTTTTCTCTTGTGTTCAGATTTTGTACTAACGACTCATTCTGTGCCATCAATTGAGCAATCTGTTCGTCACGTTCTTTTCTTTGACGAACCAATTGTCTAATTCTTTTTTCTGCTCCTTTAGTTTGAATACCCTCTAGTTCTTTAGGGTCTTCCTCTTTTTCTTGAGGAGCAGCTTCTTGAGGAACTTCTTCCTCGATCTCATAATCTACTTCTTGGTTTTCAGGGACTTCAACTTCTTCCCAGTTATCATCGTTATTCATTTTTTACTCCGTTGTTTACGAAACAATCGTTTACGTTATATACTATTATACCATATTTTGTATGGAATTACAAGTCATCCAGAAAAACTAGTTAAATTAAATGTAGGGTCAAGATATGTAGGATTTTCTACCTTCATCATGACTTGATCATCAAACATAAGAATTAGCCTAACACTTTTATAAAATAGTTTTGTACCTATATGTTTACCATAACAGATATAATCACCTACTTCACACCAAGGACCAAATGGAAATTTATCTTGGTCTTTATATGCCATATCTCCCAGAGCAATTACACGCCCCACTGTGGTGAGATAAGCCATGTCATCCTTTGTTGAATCAGGTAGAATAATACCTCCCTTGGTTTTTGTTTTAATAGATATAGGTCTGACCAAGACATGAAAGCCTGGAAGTACTGGCAATACATCTGGATCAGGTTGTTCTTCTTCATCAGTAGTCCATTGATTATTTTTTACTGCATTACCTAAATGTGCCTGTTGCATTTTACTCCTCTTCAATATAAAGTTGTTTATGTACAATGTCTCTTAGGTTTTGTTTAGCCCATTCTAATCCTGCTATGTATCCTACTATTTGTTTATAAGCAGGATAATCAGAAGGATTACCTTGAGCTAAACTAATCTTATGGTTCTCAATCTCGTCTGTATATACTTGAGCTATAGTTTCAAACAAATCCATTAAGAATATTTGATCTTACTTGGACCAGGCATTTTCCAGTACTTATCATCATACTCAGCCAAGCGAGAGCGCGTTGCTCTACTACCCTGAATATCTTCTTTTGTCCAATCGCCAAACGACGAAGCACGATCTACTACGTGTGTAGGCTTTCCATCTGTGATTCCTTTTACATCATTTGGATAATGTATCTTTCCATAGTTAGGCATTAGTTGTCTCCTTTATTAGTTTTAAAATCATATCAACTGCTTGCATTTCATTCTTATCTTGTCTATTGGCTTGATCTTTTAACAACTCAGTCATGCTCCTTTTTTCCAGACCTTCTTGGTTCATCTGTGCTGTTAAAAGTTTGGTCATCATTTCAATAGCTTTGATAGATTCTTTACTGGCTCTGTCAGCTTCAGCCTTCTCGTCTTTCATTGCTGTGGTGACACCAGCTTTAGTAGCTTCAAGCATTTGTTTATTTTCTTCAAGGTCTAGTTTCTTATTCTCTAGAGCAGCTTCAGCATTATTAACAGCAAGGTCCATCTGCATCTTCTGCTTCTCTAGTTCAACCTTGGCTTGTTCAAGAGCAACCATCTGTTGTTCTGGAGACTGTACCATACCCATTGCTTGATTAGCATTCTGTACTTGTTTGGCAGCTTCCATCAAAGCCATTTCAATAACTTCTGGTTTCTGTGCAGACTCTGGAGACACAGTACCAAGTTCTTGTTTAGCCATACCATTGACTTGTTCCTGATATTTTAAAACAGAATGTTCTTGTATGTTGGCTTGCAGAACAGGTTGTACTCTTTGCATAATAGGATTGGCTCCATTCATGGGGTCTTGCAGATAAGCCATCTTTACTTGAATGTGAGCATCATGGTTCTGTCCTGGGAATGCAGCAATAGGAATACCTTTAACAGACGCCATGATATCTGAAACAGGATCAAGTGCTTTAGGTTCTGGTTTGGGAGGAAGTATCTCGTCTAGGTTAGGCATATTAGCTGCACTAAGAATAGTTCTATTCAGTGCTTCAGTATTAAACATACCTGGAGGAGACTGTTGTGCCATCTGCAACGCCATGTTAGCCAACATCATTCTGTGAGCATTAGAAGGAATGTTAGGATCACTTACAGGAATAACATCAACCTTACCATCAAAGTCTTTTTGATATATGTTTCTCTCTGCCAGAGGAACCTCATAAGGATATTCCTGTGGTAGATAATCTTTATCAATACTTGCTAAGATTTTAAATTCATCTCTTTGAGACTTATGTAATCTTTTATGAATAGCTGTGAAGAACTTACTGGATGCTTCTAGTAATGCCATTGTAGTTCCTACAGGTCCATAGGAGGCAGCATCTGAAACAATCTGTTCAGTGCTGTCTGCAAACTTCTGACCAGCAGCAGTTACAAACTGAAGCATTTGGTAGAGCGTCGAGGAAGGCTCTTTGTAAGGGAGAGATATAATTGCCTTGTTCAAATCAATACCAGTTGCTTCAACCTCCTTGAACTCTCCTGGGGCTATAGGCTCATTGTTGCCTACCATACGCACACCTTTAGCCTTAAAGCCACCTGGAAGATTCGCAAATTGACCTGCATCTATCAATGCTCGCATTGCAGCAGTAGCACTCATAGTCAGATTACCAAGGAAATGCATGAGTCCCAAACCATAGAAACCAAATCCTGGGACAAAACGATAGTGTACAAAGTGTACCTTCTTTTGTTTTGTAGGATCATCCTTGGCATAGTTTCTACGAATACTTAAAACTTCTTTTGATTGTTCTTCAATCGTAACAATGTAAGGAAGAGACTCACCTTCTTCTGAATTAGGCTCATCAATGTCTAGATAACAATGTTGCTCTAGTAAAACATATTGAGGATCAGAAGCACTAGAGGGAGACAGTCCTATAATTGTATCCATCTTTTCTGAAAAAGATGTAGGATTAACCATCCCTGCTTCAGGAAGATCAATGTCTGCATACATCTCTGCTTTAATCTCTCTGTGTAGATCAACAGGACTTTTATAAATGACATGTGTATATCGATCAGCATTCCTAAGATTAGATGCGTTATAGGAAACATAAAACTGATCAATAGGAATAAACTCTGAAACAGGACGTTTAAAAGAAGCATCATAATAAATCTTCTTAAACGAAGAACCTATCAGGGGTAGATGAAAAAGCATTCTTTCAAATTCATCAAAGTATTCTGGCATCTGTTCTGTAAGCTGATAGTTCATAAAGTTCTGAACTCTCATTGCTTGGTTTTCTTTTTCTAAGGTATGCTTTCCCAATACCTGTGCCTTGACAGGACCATTAGGGGGAAACAACTCTTGTGATGCTTTAGACTGAAACTTAACTGCTGATTCAATTAAGAGAGGGTGTACTGCTGTACATGCTCCTTCAAAAGGTTCAGATGCTTCTTCGATCTTGAGTCCCAGAAGATCAAAGCCCCTTTCAAACATAGACTCCCATTCACTACGAGAGTCTTTATCAGACTCATAATTATCATAGAGGGTTCTACCTATGTCACTTAACTCATCTTCATCTATGTCATCTCTTAGGTTACGAAACCATTCTCCTACAGATTCTTCTGCGCCCATCTCAATGGTTTCTTCTTCAGCAAAATCTACAAGGACACCCCCATCATCGTCTAATTCAAAGGTAGCTTTAGACTCATCTACCATAGGCAGAGGAACAACATTATCCTGTGCAGGATTAATTTGTTCAAAGGGGTTCTGTTCAATTGCCATTTTTATAGGTATCCTTAAATTTTAAATGTAGATATTCTAAAATATCTTTTTGATATCTTCGCCATTTACCTTTACACATCTTAGAGATGTTACAGTTACATTCTTTTTTCTTACAACAATAATCTTTATAATTAGGTCGTGTTAAAGAATGATTAATATTATCTTCAAAGGACCACATTGTTAATGCTATCATTGCATTTACATGGATTACATTTACAGTTTTTACACATTATATTGCCTTTGCTTCATAAGGGTTTGGATTACGTTGGATCACAGAGCCACCTTTCTTTTTATACTTATATCTAACCTGACTTTCTGCTTCTGGTTTAGGTGCTTTAGATTTTCTAAAATATGTAACATTCTTTGCATAAACTCTATCACCTATAACTGTTGCAGCATCTGCTTCTTTTACTGCCTGACCTGTTTTTAAGTCAATAAATAAATGATGTGCTTTAGGATTAAATCCAATTTCTACTATATCATCGTCTGTTGGTAATATTTTTAAATTAGGTTCATATGCACCATTAACAGACATGGCTGGAAATTTTGATTTTTCTCCTTTAGCTATTTGCTCTCTTCCTTTAGGACTTACATAAAATTGTACTTTTTTATCTTTTGTTCTTACAACAGTAGCAAAAGGTTGATATGATAATGCCGAGCCTCTTGCATTTTTATTATGTAGTGTTTGAAGCATAGGCTTAACATTTTCAGGCGCATCATTAATTTTAGAGTTTAAATTTAAACGAATGCCCACTTCTTTTCCTTGATCAATAGGAGCATTAATAAGTTTATTTGCAGCTTTTGTTCCTGCTGATGCTTTACCTTGATTAACTAAATCTTCTAAAATATTAAAGTCTTGTTCATTATAATTCTTTAAAAGTTTACCCTCTAATAATTTTTCATCAACACCTATTCCTAAAGGTTTTGAAATTGATTCTTGAAAAGGAGAAACTAAAATATCTGAATCTCTAGTAGCATATATATCAGAACTATATGAAGCATAGTTAGGATCATCTTTAAAATCTTTTCCTGTTTTAATATATGTAGGACCACGATCTACTGTATCTCTAACTACTAAAACTTCTCCCTTTCCTAATCTCTGCGCTTGTCTATCAAATTCAAATTTATCAAAATTACCTGTATCTTTTAAAAATTTCTTTTTTTCGTCATATTCAATTATTTTTTTAGGTTTAATTAAATGAGGTGTAAGCACTCCAGTATTTTCACCAGTGTTAAAATTGTTACCCATATAAGTTTGTGACATATGTGGATTATCTGATAAGAAAGTAGCATACCCTTTTCTTGATTTACCTGCTAATATATCTTTAACCTCTTTTTTAGGAGTTTCTTCCTCTAGTCTACTTCCTCTATATATAATAACAGGTTTACCATCTTCTCTTTTTAAAACATCTTCATATAATTTATCATCTATTTTTACAGAAGATAATCCTTTTTTATACTCTGGTAAATCTTTATCAATATTTTTTAAAGAACTTAGTCCTTCTTTTTTAGGAACAGGTATGGAACGTCTTGCTTGAGGCGCAGCTTTCTTTATGCCTTGAGTGGCTAAAGTTGTTAAAAGTTTTGTTAAAGCTGCTGACATTACCTTCTCCTAAAATATTCATCTCTTTTATTATACCATTAAACTTTCCAATATGCAACCCTCTTGTGTCTTTTTTCATCTTCCCACTCTGGATCGTCAGGATGTGTGACATGCCAGGATTCCTTTAAATAATGAATTGCCATTACCAAGGCATCTACCTGATCATCATGAGCAGCATGTGGAAATCTGGTGAGTTCCTCTATTAATTCATCTGCCCACTTTTTATTCTTGGGTATCCATACTCTACCTGCTTCCATGATAGGAGATGCTGCATAGGCTCTGGCTACTTTATCTCTGTCAGGCATGTAATCCTTTACTGGTAATCCACTACGTCTCATATCCTGTATCAAAGATTGACCACTGGCTTTCTTTTCTATTATACATACATCTGGCTTGTGTTTACTATAGAGCATCTGTGCTGTTCGTCTAAGCTCTGGGTATTCAAACCTACCTCTGACATTTCCCAGGAGAATTAAGTTAGGTGAAAAGTCTTCTATACCCATTTCATTCTGTTCATACAGAGAAAAGATACCCCATGTCTGGATAACACTGAAGTCAGCAGTGGTTCTGGTAGAGAAGGCTGTATCATAAGTTTGAATTATAAAGTCACATGTAGGAGGTTCTTCGTATTCCCATTCTTGTATCCATTTCTTTTTTATTAGACCACCTTCTTCTGGTGTGGGGTCTTGCATATACAAAGAGTTCCAGTAACGAGAACCGTTAGATGCTTTGATCTCTGCTTCATCTATCTGTAAGACCTCATCTGGTTTCCATTCTGGAAAATATGAGCCTCCTTCTGGTAAATCAAGAAGTTCTGCTGCTTCCTCGTCTAACCATGCAGGAATACGGACAACATCCCAAGGAAGAGTATTATATTCTGACATTTCTTCTTGTTGTTTCAAGAGCCATCCACAAAGATCATCAAAATGATACCTTGTATTAATGATCAGGATAGCACCATTAGGCATGATACGAGTTCTAAGACCAGCAGGATACCATTCTTTAACATATCTCCTACCTGCTTCTGAATATGAATCCTCTTCAGACATAACATCATCTAAGATAGCTATGTGTGCGCCACGACCTGCAATCTGT